TTAATAGGTAGCTGATTTTTTCTTATCTAACGTGACCAAATCGTGACTAACATCATCAAGACTGGACACGGCGCTTCGAATATTATCCGGCGCTAAGTGCGCATACTTCTCAGTGACTTGCACGCTCGTGTGATTCAACAACTCTTTGATCTGCGACAAACTCACCCCGCGCTGGATTAACCAAGCCGCGCAAGTATGCCGCAAATCGTGAGGCGTGAAATTCTCGATACCGACATCAAGACACGCCGCCTTAAAGCCTTTTTTCACACTCGCAATGCGCGAACCATCTGCTTTGGCGAAAACCCAAGGCGAAGCGGGGCAATGTGTCGCCCTAAAATTCGCCCTCCGGATCACCGCCGCAAACGCCACGTCATTAAGTGGAACTGAGTGGTGGCGGCCTGACTTATTGTCATTCGGCATTAAATAAATCAGCCGTTGCTTTAAATCAACCCGATCCCACGTCAGCCCAAGCATTTCTTGCGACCGCATACCGGTATTAAGGCCTAACTCAATAAACTCACGCAAATGCGCGCGCCTTGGGTTACGAGTGGCCGCCTCAATCAACCGATCTGCTTCATGCTTTGTGATCCATCGAATGCGGCTTTGGCCTTGTTTCGGCCTTCGACCCTGCACCGGATTCGGCAAATTCCACTCCCAATGCAATCGGGCGTAGTTTAATGCCGAAGAAAATAAACCCAACTCACGGTTTATTGTGCTATCCGATACGCCCGCCGCGCGTCGCCAAGCAATAAACTCATTCACCTGCTCAGCGCCCATATTATTAAGCACCAGGCCTGCAAAGAATCCGCGCAAAGTGCGCGTTATTTGCTTGTCGGTTTCGTGGCTTTTTTTTCCACCTGCCGCCGTCTCGGTTAAGTAGCGCAGCATCAACTCTTCAAATGTGCGGGAAGGTTCAACTCCCCACTGTTTTTCAAGATGCGCGTCGTGCCGCCACTTGGCCAAGATTGCTTTGGCTTCTTTCTCGCTTACCGCGCCAGTAGATCGTCTAATCCTTTTACCGCTTGAGTCGGTAAAGGACGCCCACCAGTACGGACTATCCGACCTGCGACTGAGCCCGTCGCGGTCCTTTTTTCGTTGCGACATAATACACCTCCACTGGTATCATGCGGCTCCGTGCATGATCCATTATCCTCGGTTTGACTTTGTTTTTCTATCCAGCTGTAAATTTGAGACACCGGAATACGCACCAAGCGCCCGATCTTGACCGGCTTTAACTCGCCCGATTCAATCAGGCGATACACCGTGCGAGAGGATATTTGAAGCGCGGTTGCGGCTTGGCCAACCGTGACCAAGGCAACCGGCATGGGTTGAAAAGAGGTTGAGTCCGTCACGACTAAGCCTTTTTGAATATCCATGTGCGAATCCCAACCAAGTTGGTATAAACAAACACCAATTCCATCGCAAAGGCCGCGTAATAACCTTTTGAGATAAAAAACACAGCTAAGGTCAGACTGGCCACCAAAAACACCACCCAGCCATACACATAGCCCGGCAATTTATGGGTTAGCCAAAAAGAACCCGCAATCGCGCAAGCCGCGCCAATGTACTCTAAATAATCCACATCAAACCTCCATCACCAGGCCTGGTTATCTAACACTCATTAAAGAAGCCGCACCAATGATTGTAATACCTCGTCTTCCTTGTTTTGCTGGGCGCAAGCGTACTGTATTTTCGTCTTGCCAAGCGTGCTCGGCTTTTTCCCAGGATTCACTATTTGAATATGAAAGCTTGTTGGCTTTGCACCAATCCACTTTCCAGTTCCATTTTTTTATTTCTTCGCGTCTAGTCATTTATAATCCTTTAGGCCACCAGGCCTGGTTATTTTGCCAATCTAGCTATGTGCGCAACCAATTGGTCTGCCTCACAATTATTAACGCCTTGCTTTGCAAGTTCCTCATCGAATTTGAAACCTGACGCCTCTTTTATTCTCATAATCAAACATTCAAGTGAAAAAATAGCTTCACTTAACTCTTCATTTTCGGTTAGTAAATCTTCATTCATGAAATTATTTCCTTTAGCACCAGGCCTGGTTAAAATTCAAAGTCTTTTTTCACCATGCTTAACAACTTAGTGAATTCAGCCACGCTTTCAGCACTAAGCGGGTAGCTATCATCTATTAAAAACAGCGTCTGATTTATCGCCGTTTTTAATGCTCTATTTTCACGTTGCAGCATATTTATCTGCTGCTTAGCTTCTTGGAATTCGATTTCTTTTCTACAGCTCATTGGTTACTCCTTCGGCCTAGATTTCACCAGGCCTGGTTGTTTATTTTCTTAAGTGGCCAAAGTTGGCCAAGTTCCATAAATCCTGACGGCCTTGGCGAATGCGCGCCAATTCCTGCTGGATCTCTTCATCGGTTTTCTTTTCACCTTCACATTTAATGCCTAAGACATTTTTGTCTTGCCAAATCGCGCCACGGGTTACGCCAAACATCGATGCGATAGCACGCTCGGAAAAACCGCGCGCCACAAGTGCCGGGACTTGTTTTCTTCTTTCAGCCGTGTTTCTCATAACGCTTCCTCTTTATCGGTAACCAGGCCTGGTGCGCAAGCTAATAAAACACTTCTCATGATTGTTTTTAACTTTTTTAGGTCATGATAGGCGCGATCCAAGTACATATAATCTGAGAAACATGGGTCGCAATCGCTCTCTTGTTTAAAGACCCTTACATCAAATTGATCGACGTGCGGTGAGTAGGAGACGAAGGCATGGCCTTTGTCTTTAAAAATCATTGCCGCTTTAGTGATCAAAAGCGCCAGTTCAACTTTGTCAGTCATAGTTTTATAAACGTGCGAGTAGATCAGGCCGTCATCAACAATGTATGGGGTTAGGTCGAAAAAGCTTGGTTCAAGGAAAATGTAGCCATACCCGCTATCCTCATACCAACCCTTAAAACCTGCCGACACGTTGAGCTCTTCTATTTCATAAAAGCCTGGTGCTAAATCCTCTTCATCGACAGGGGATTCGCTAGCCTCTGTATAAATCGGCCAGTCATCTAGCGGAATCGCGGTGATAAAAAAATCTTCAAAGCAAAAATAGCCAGCATTTCCATTGCCAGTCGCTGTATTTTTTAACCATAACGCATAAGCTTTGTTTTTCATTTTGGGCTCCTTCGGCCTGATCTACACCAGGCCTGGTTGTTTTTTATTGGGGTTGATAGCCAGCGGCTTGAAATCGCTTTACTTCTTCTGGTGTCATCGGTGTGCCATTTGGGTGATAGAAATTTTGCGGCGGCATCGGCTGTGCTGGCGCATAACCTTGTTGCGGTGCTTGGCTTTGATATTGTTGTGCGCCTTGCTCATTGCGGTTTTCATTCGCGAACTTGCTCACCATAATGCGATCCTTGCCAACGCCACGCGTTATGGCGGCTAAATTAATCAGCGGATCTAGCAGTAGGAAGCGACCACCATCCTCGGTTTCAAATTCTTGGCCAATGGTTTGCCAGCGCTTTTTATCCTGTCCTGTTTTCGGGTCGCGGTATTCGCCAACGGCAACAGCTAGGTCGTTAATAGGTCTAGTTTTAGACATTAGGGTTCTCCTTTGGGGCTTCAAATAAATAACATACGATCGATTTATCAGTAAGTTGAGATCGCACGGTTTTGTGACCGATAAACTTGTTGCGCTTATTGCCTTGCAAGTGGCGTTTAAGCTCACGTTTATCGGGTGGGTTAACACCACGCTCTTTGCACACCTTTTCAAAGTGCACAAGGTTAATGGCGATTCGCTCTGGGTTCAGGCTGTGGTTAAGCGTTTCAACCATCGTGCCTGAATTGTTTTTGACTAGGTTTAGGTACTCGTAGGCGTCCCAGAATTCTTCGACACTCTGGTGATCGGCTTGCGCTGATACCTGGCGCTTAACGCCAAATTCAACAAGCCGCTCTAGCGCATTCGTCGCCAAACCTTTGTTGATAGGGAATAGGGTTGTCATTTCTTCAAGAATCGCCATCACCAGCGCGTGATTCTTGATAATTCGGGCGCTACTAATGGCTTGCGTTTTAAGTAGCTCGATGTATTGTTTTTGACGCTTAAGTACGTTCTCGACAAAGGTTGATTCTTTTTGCAGCATCAAAGGCAAGTAGCCGCTTAATTCGCTGGTTGACTTAGAGCGCAAATGGTCAGCGTGGAACTCACCACCGGGCAAGTGGTTTACTTTGCCCCAGCGCATGTGAATAAAACGCGTGATGATGGCTTCGCTGCCTTGGATTGGGTTGTTTTGTGCCGCCATTAGTGCCCCGCGGAAAGGGCTGGCTTTGGTTTCGTTGCCGCCATTCTTTACGCCTTGTGTGCGTAAAGGCTTGCCGTCATGCGCGGCTTTTAGGCTTTCCCAGTTAAAGCCGCGTGCATTGCCACCACGTTCGTCGTTCGCGTCCGATTCCATCAACACAATCGGCAAATTGCTCACCTGTGACAATTCACGCGTTACACCCGCCCAGCTTGATCCAAAAGGGTTAAAGCCTTCATGGTCGCGCCCGACTAGCTTCCACATAATCTCGATCATGGTTGATTTACCGCTCGACGCTTGGCCGCACAGTTCAAAGAAAGGGTAATAACCAATCTTTTCACGAAGCTGGGTAGCGAACAGTGCGCCCGTCCACCAAGCCAAAGCGACCAGGCCGCGTTCACCGAACGCATTTTGAAAGTGGGTAAAAAAGTCTTGCGCGTCGAACTGCGTACCAACCTCAACCGGATCTTGTAGACTCATGGTCGATTTAATAGCGGTTTTGCGATACTCATAAAAGTGTTGCTTGTTGCGCTCGATGCGGCGGCCATCAATAAACGCCACATTGTCAAACACATAAGCTTTGCTGATCTTGTCATAGCCGATGAAATCAATCGTTTTAACCACTTTAGGCTGACGCTTAAACCAATGGTGCAAATGCAGGTGCTCGATGTGGGGCTTGCCGCCAAGAAAGGTTGCGCCCTGTGTGGCGTTAAGTAGGGCTTTATTAAAATCGTTCGGGCCTGATATGGCCGAGCCGGTTAAATCGAGAGGGGTGTTTTGTGAGCCGTTTTCGTAACGAACGGAAAAGTGGTAGCGACGTTCTTCGGTGTATTGGTCGATTTGCTGATATTGAAAATCCACCACACAATTCGAAAGCTTGGTCATGCGTATGCACGACTTGATCTGGCTCAAGAAGGTTTCGTCGCGCAAAATATCCCATGTGCTGCGCTTAAAGTAGCCGTTCAAAAGTTCAGGGTCTTCTTTGTCGCCAATCATTTTCTCAAGCTTGCTGTGATCGTAGCGAGCCTCCCAGTAAGCATTGTTTTTAGTAAACACGCGATAAGCCATGCGGGTTTGTGCAACATGAACCGCCGCCGTGTCCGCCGCCGTGTCCGGCATAAGCGTTGCGCCATGCCAAAGCCCTTTATCAATCTCGCCATCAACGCCAGCCATGCCGTTGCGGTTATAAATATCGTTCCAATCGCGTTCAGTGTTCGGTATGCAAGCAAACGCCTCAAAGCCATCCGTTTCTGCACGTTTTAAATACTTCTTAGCCGCCTCAATACCAGCCGCATTGTTATCCAGCGCAAAAACCAAAGTGGTCGATTTATCCAATTTGTTTAAGGCTTTAAACGGATAATTGTTGCTACTCATTAAGCTGGCGACTTGATACCCGGCAAACCAAAGCGCGATGGCATCAAAAATGCCCTCTACCATGTATAAAGGGCGTTCCGGATCAATCACTACTTGAGTCGGTGGTGTCCACCAAATGCCGCCATATTCGCCTTTAAAGTGGGCTTTTTTGCCGAATATGTCGGCGTAATCAATTAAGCGTTCCCAAAACACACCGTTTTCTTTATCCAGCCAGAACTTAACCGTGGCCGTGGTGGTGTTAGTGTCGGCATCAAACTTCATGCCTTGCTCAAACCAGCCTTGCAGTTTAGACACGTCAAAACCACGCGCATGGCTTAAATAAGCCTTAGCCGTGGCCAGCGGATCAGCCTCAGTGGGTGGGTGCTTTTTGGTGTATTCGGTGTATAAATCTGGGTAAAGGTCTTTGATCACCTCTTCATACCCGCAACTGTTAATGCGGTTGCACTTAATAGAATAGGGCGCGTCCTGATGGGTGTGCAGCTCTTTTTTGCCGCACTCAGGGCATACACCACGAATTAAATGTTTGCCGGACTTCTTGAATCCGTAATCGTAAACAAGGCGGTCAATAACAGCGGAGTAATCAATATTCATATCAAAGGTCTTTCGGTGATGGGATTAAAGACAGCTCAACAAAGGTTTGTTCGCCCAGTTGGCCAAGGCTCGAATAAGCGCGCACCTTTACAACCTGGTGAGCGTGTTGCTCGAAAAAACACATAATGTCGTGCCAGTTTGGGCTGGAATGCTCAAACGAAGGGGTGTAAACAATAAAGAAGTTATGCTCAGGATAAGGGGCGAACAAATCATCCGCGCGGCCCTTAAAGCAAGCGATAGGGTTGGATGATGGGGTGTAGCGATCGGCTTCAACGCCGTCACGAATTACAGTAATAAGTGGTGTCATGATTACACCTCCTTCAGTTGATTTTTAAGGATGGTGTTAAACGCTTTGATTTGACCGTTAACGCTGGCGATTTGCATAGCAAGCCGCATCATTTCAGATGAAGACAGCTTTGCCATCTTGGTTTGGCTTAGTTGGTCAGAGAGAGTTTGTAGGGTGCTGATGTGTGCGTTTAACGCGACTGGATCGAGAGAAAGCGGTGCGGTTTTAGTAATTTCAGGCATGGTGTACCCCTTTATGCTTTGAAAAAAAGACAAAAAGTGTGACAATGAAGTCCACTAGCAAATGATTTACAAACGGAGCCCAATCCATTTTTAATCAACAAGCGAATGTCTGTAACGTGGAGGTTGTCGACATTCTGCAAGGCGTAGTGGACTTCATTCTCACACTTCCGTCCCTTGATCTCAGGGGATGCGATTCTGGTTGAAGTTCCTACTTGAAAAGCGTTTTTTTGTAACTTGTTAATAAAATTTTTCACGGATTGGGCTCCATTTCTCACTGTCATCAAACGATGACATGTGGGCTATTTTTGACGGAGTGTCATCAAATGTCAACACCAATTAGCAAAAAATTTAAATCCATTCGTGAAGCCGAGGGTTTAAATCAGAAAGAATTTGCTGAGAGATGCGGCTTAAATTATGGAACTTTGCGCAATTATGAAGCGGAAGTTAGGCAGCCAAATCTCGATGCAATTATGAGCGTGTGTGCCGCCTTTCCGCATTACACCCTTTATCTGATGCACGATAAAATGCCAGTCACCACCACCGACGATCAGATCACGCCGCAAGAGAAAACCTTGCGGGATTCATCTATCGCGGAAAAAAATGCTTGAGACTATGGTTATGGGTGAATGATCAGTACAAAGCTTCAAGTGTGAGAGGGGCGAGACTAGCGCAGTAGTCTAGCCTATAAAACTGTATAAATTGTTTAACAACCAGGCCTGATGGCAAAGGGGTTTCTGTGGATTCGAATATGAAAAAACCAATGCTTTTTTTTGTGAGTATCATTGTGCTTTTCATTATATTGGTGGTTGCCTTTAACACTGAGTCTGATGCTGGAAAGCCAGCCGATCAGCTCAGGTTTGTTGAGTCTGTAAAAGAAATGCAGGCGGATTATAAAGCGGCTAAAAGTAGCAATAACTCAGCTCGAATTGAAGCTGTTCTTAATGATTCAAGTGAATTTCTTTCAAGACAGTTTGAGTTTGAGGGCTGGGTTCTAAAGGTGGACGGGATTGCTCGCACTATGGGTAGTGAAGAGCTTTATTTAGAAGGTTCATTTAACGGTATTGAAATGACGGTTAGGGCTGATCATCCTGACGCACAGGACTTTTTTAGAGGTCTTTCAAAGGGTGATTTGGTGGCTGTCGGTGGGCGAGTTAAAGGTGAGTACTCCTTTACTAGGACTGGCGCAGTTGAAAGGCCTGAGTTTTCAGTAGAGTTGTATGAAATTGCCAAGCTGTAGTTTTAGTAAATGAGGCTTTTATTCATAGTTATAACATTCTTTTGGTGCTCGCTTGCGGTCGCAAATTATGGCCATGTCGTGGTCGATGAAGTCACGAGTGTGTACGACGGTGACACCTTTAGGGTAAATATTAATGCATGGCCGCCCATTGTTGGGGAGCGCGCACCGATTCGTTTGCGTGGTGCCGACACACCCGAATTACGCGCTCAGTGTGATGCGGAAAAAAAGTTGGCCAGAAAAGCCAAACAGTTCACGGTCGAAGCCTTGCGATCCGCCAAAGTGATTGAGTTGCGCGATATTGATCGAGGTAAATACTTCCGGATCGTAGCGGATGTGTATGTCGACGGCGAAAGCTTGGCCAAGCAGTTAATTGATAACAGTTTGGCTGTGCCATACAGCGGCGGAACAAGAATTAATTGGTGTGATCTATAAAAAGGGGTTTTTGTGAAATTGAACTATTTTAACTACCGGGTGTCTCATGCTTCCGGGTTGATTCACTCGTTCGATATGAATGATTTTTTCAATGTTTTTGTCCAAATTAATAATCCAAGATGGAAAAACCAGTTTAGCGCGTATGGAGAAAATTTATATTTATTCCGACTGGGTGCGTCAAGGACTTATATGTTTTTAAAAACCGCTAGAAATGAGTTTATTCATAAAATAAATAGAAATAACTTAGGTCATAGTGAAATTGCACAAGAGTTGCAGCGTGATGAATCCCTGGGCTTTGCTTCATATATTTATATTGGTGATAAATTTATGGCGATTGGCTCAACTTTTTCTGCACCAAGGCACACCGCTTTTTCTCAGTTTGCGAATTCAATTTTTCAGGCTGTTGGGTTGTCGGATTATCTTTTTCATCTTATTCCTTTGGAGGAGACTGCATCAAGAGATGATGTTTTACGAATGGATTATGTTGGCAAGATGAATGTAAGCCTTAATCCAAGTAATGGATTTGCTAGGTCGGTTATAAATTTGTTTTCAGCTTCAGCAAGTGACATTGAAGAAATTCAGGGTGTTGAGGTTATTATCAAGCCTAAAAGACAGGCTGATATGAAGCGTAATGCCGGAAATTTATTTAATGCTGTTGGTGATGATGGAATAGATAAGCTGGTTGTTAGGGCGAAACAGGAGTTTGGCGATAAGCTTTCTGATATTTATGTTGAGGGGCGTGGGGTGATTTGTGATTACATTGAATCTCGGGATCATGGACGCATTCCATTTGAGATTGCCGAAAAAGTTAGCCATAATGTTACAGCTAGAGATAAGTTAAATGAGGTCCTTGGCGATGAATCAGTCAGACAAGAAAGTGTTGAACAGATTTCTGGCTTTAGCGATGTGGGGAACTGGGTTCCTTTTGTGGGTGATTTACAAAGGGGCTGACCATTTTGACTTGATAGGTTGGCATTTTGGTTTCTGGGATAATAAGAATAATTTTGCGCTTATTGCCGGAACTTTTGCATTTACTATGATGGGTTTTTTGGTGACCTCTATGACCATTCTTTTTTCGATTGGTTCAAGTAGAAGGTTTGTAAATTATCGTGAATCTGGACGACTTGATTCATTTATGTTGATTTATGGGTCGTCTCTGGTTTCGATGTTTTTGATATTTTTTATTGCCATTTTGCTTTTAGCTAAAGGGGTTGCACCTTGGTTAACTGATGTTCTTGGCATTTTGCTTGTAAATAGTTTTGTTCAGTTGATATTTTTAAACATTATCGTCTATAGCTTGATACATGAAAATGTTGTAAAGAAGGATTAAAAAGGCCGCATTTGCGGCCTTTTTTATTTGTGGGTTTTGATTAGAGCATTGTGTTTTTGTCGGCAGTCCATATATTGCAGGATCACGGCCTTTTTCCATTGCAAGTGAGCTGATCTGCTGGCCTGATCCGCTGGCGGCAGGGGTGGGCATTTTTGGAGCAGGGCGGCGTCAATGTTTGGCTTCGGGATCTTGGTCTCCGTTGGCGATGTCGACAAGCTCGTTGATGATGCGCAGCTCGTTATCATCAATATCACAATCACCAGGCCTGATAGTTTCAACATATTCTATGATCCTTTTTTCTACTGTTTTTATTTTTGGTTTTTGCGCCAGCTGGGCTTGCCAGTAAGCATCCGATATTTCAGCGTTTATGAGATTGATTTGATTAAGTTCTTCAATGGCCCTTGTTGCAGCGGCCATTTTTTCTTTTGTGCATTCTAGGCTTTCGTGTGTCTTGCCCATCTGGTATAGCTTTATGTGGCTGTATAGCAGGCCTGCTAATGTGGCGATAATCGCCAAGGCCGTTACTTTGGTTTTTATCCCTGGAATCATTTTTTTAGCACCTCAATTATGCCTTTGATTTTCTCGATGTCTTCTTTAGTGGCACCTGTCATGTAAATAATGATGGGGATTATCAAGAATATGTACAGCACGCTGGCAAAGGCGACGATAGGGAAGTCTTTAAACTCAAAAAAGTAGTAGGCGATAAGGGTGGCGATTGCAAACAAGCAACCGAAAGCAAGGGCGCCATAGCTCATTGTGCGACGATGAAACCACCATGTTTTTGGGTAGTTTGGTGTTTTTGGATCAGGTGTCATCAGTGTGCCGCCTTTGCGATTATTTTTGATAGTTTTTGGGCGCGGCTTGGTGTTTGTGTTTTAGCCCAGTGTGAATCAAGCATTTCTTGTGACGCGCGCTTGAAGTCTTGATTTTCTAAGTGTTTCCATGTGTTTTTGAAATTCATTAGCCCGCCGATACCCATTTGATAAGCCATTTCAACCAGCACGAGCTGTACTTCAAGCGGTATCTGATCAAAGAAGGGTTTGCGAGCGTGAAGTTTTTCGTGGATAGAGGCGAGTCTTAGATGGACAACCATGAGGCTTTCCTCTTTGGTTAGGTAGGTTAGTCCGTGGCCGAAAGTCCAGGGCTTGCCGCCGCTTAGCGGGTCGGGATAAGGGCGAGGGTGAAAGCCTTCGTGCTCAATTAGTCTTTGTATTAGGTCGTGATTCATCTATGTGTGCCTTCTTGCCTTGACTCGAGTACACGCACCCGAACTTTCAAGTCTTCAACGTCCGATCTCATGACGACCACGCCGTCTATTTTTTCAGTGAGGGCGATCATTCTTTCTTCGAATCGCGCCAGTTGCGACTGATATTCTGTGAGCTTTATTGAGCCCCACAGTATCGCAGCGGTGATAAGGCTTACCAATATGGTTTGTATGTGCTTCTCGATGGCGCTGAAGCTCGGTTGATCGTCTTGCATGATTATCCCTAAAGTCTTTTATATCTATACTACAACGTATTGTTTTTTAATGGGTTTTTTGGTTTTTTACAGGACTTATTTAAAAGCTTCGTTTATCATTTTTTTTCTAATTCGATGGGTGTCTGCATGCTTGGCGTGTGCAATAAATGAGTTGATTCGCTTCACCAATTGCCTTTCTTGCTCTTCCGGATCGGTGTGGTGTTTTTTGATCCACTTAATATCGCGCCTAAATTGCACGATTGAACGCTTTCTCAAAAGCATGTGGGTTGGCCAAATCCGATACCCGACCATGTTGATGCCCTGTGTTGCCCTGTGCACGCTATATTTTGAAAAGGTCAGGCTTAGGCTTTCGGATATTTCGGCAAACTCTGCAAGGTAGAGTTGGGCTTCGATTTCAGTCGCAAAAATCGCGGCAGTGTCATCCATGTAGCGAATATATCGTTTGACGCGCATTTTTCGCTTAACGTATTGGTCGACTTCGTTGCCGACTAGATTGGCCAGCCATTGAGAGAGTAAGCTGCCAACCGGCAAGCCCGGATCGGGGACGCTGTCAATCACGCTGTAGATGATTTTTATAGTGAGTGGGCATTTGATGTTTTTGGCGGCGATGCGCTTGAGAATGTCATGTCTAAGGCTTGGAAAGTATTTGCTGTAGTCCGTTTTCACTACCCAAAGTTCGTGCAGCGGTTGGTTTTTGACCATGTTGCGCAACCAAAACTGGATACGCTTGGCGGTGGAGTGGGTGCCTTTTCCTTTTCGGCAAGCGTTTGTGTCTTCGATCATGCGCTTATCCCACGGCTCTTCAAGTATGTTCAATATCGCATGATGGACAACGCGGTCACGAAAGGCGGGTGCGAGTATCACGCGCTTTTTAGGTTCATAAACGACAAATTGACGGTAACGTCCGATTTCATAAGTGCCGGCAAGTAGGTGCAGTTGGATATTGCCAAGGTTTAGCCATAGGTCCGCGCCAAAGGCTTCGATTTCGTGGACGTTTTTCTTGCGTTTGCGGGCTTTTTTGTAAGCGTCGAGTAAGTTGTCCCAATCGGCAATTTGTTCGATGAGTGGTTTTTCTGGGGTGGTGGTTTCTTGATCGTGTTTTGATTGTTCTTGCATTTTATCCTCGCATAAAAAAACAGCGCACGGCTTTCGCGATACGCTGTCAGTTTTTGATATTCGACAAACTCAAGGTTTGCCAGGATGGCATGGCTGATCCAGTAGGATTCTAGGTGGTGTCGATTTAGCGACACCCTCTCCTGTTTTTCTTGATTGCTACTGCGTCACTGAGGCCGCGCAAACACACATTGCCATTCGCATTCCACGGATTGTTGTTCGTGTTGAGAGTGGAAGCGCCATAGCGGACGCCCTCATTCCAATTGCCGCCGGCTATGCCGTTGCGCGCATCTAAGCCCATGTCATCCTTTTTTCTTGCGCTGATTAAACAGCATTGATTTAGCAATTTTTGACAGCTGCCAAAGTGATCCGCCCGGGTGATCGGGCGAGGGCGGCTGCATGACTTCGCCCACTATTCCCGCTCGGATAATCTTTTGCTCTGCGCCAATTTTTAACCATGAGTGCAGCTCGTCGATCGTGTCGACCAGTTCTGCAAGCTTGGTGATGGTTTTGGCGCGCGGCGCGGTAATCGACAGTTTTAAAAGCCTTTCGAAAATCCCTTCTATTCGAGCGCAATAGCGATACCGTTGGATTCTGGCGACTTTATTCATGACCGGCATAAACTTGTTAATCAAGTCTTCGGTTAGTCTTCTTGTGACCAGATCCTCGGTTTGCTTATGACTGACCGCGTCAAGCGGCCGGCCATTGCCATGGCCGTCCATTAAAGGGCTCATGCCTTACGGGATCGACTGAGGCCGCGCAAACACACATTGCCACTCGCACTCCACGGACTGCTGTACGTGTAGAGAGTGGAAGCGCCATAGCGGACGCCCTCAGCCCAATAGCCGCCGGCTATGCCGTAGCGCCAGTTGGCGTGATAAATTTGACCACGGTCAAATGCGGCGTCTTGGCCAACATCAACGACGGCGGCCGTCCATGCCCATGTGCCGCCGTAGTCCCACATCATGTCCAAGTATTCCCACAGATTGCCAACGGTGTCGACAATGTTTTGGCATGACACTGACTTCGCGACTGCGCCAGTAGTTGTTGGGCCAGTGTTGGTGGTTGCCGTCCAAGCTGTGTCATTGTTAGCGTCATTGCCTTGTGGTGCGCCATAAGACCCGATTTTCCATTCTTGGTATGTTGGAAGGATGAAACCCGAACCGATTAACCCTTTGTATAGATCAGATCGAGCATAACCACCAGTGTCACGAAGGGGTGTTGCGCCATAGCGTGAGCCCAGTTTTATTTCTGGCCATGTGCCAGAAATGATGCTTAGTTGATATATGGACTCCCAGAGTCCGGGTGCGATTTCTGCCATACCTTCCGGTGAGCATTCCGGGCGGTGAATTTCATCCCAAACTGAGTTTGGTACGATCTCAACGCTTGGCACGTATGCCGCATTAAATCGCTCACTGATCGGGCGGGTGCGCCCAACGTGGAAGCCGCCGATTTTGCGAGAATTTATAGCGGTGTAGCCGTCCGGATAAGTCGCGTTTTTTGAGCACACCAGCTTGGCATAAGGTGATAGTGATGCTTGGCAGGCATAGATATAAATATCGTCACCCAGGGTAATCGCACTAAATGATGTGTCTCGATTAGCGGCGTCGTAAGGGTCAAAAACCGCTTGAGATTGCAAAATATAGCCATAACCATTGCCGCCAATATTCACCATGCCTTCGGGGATGGATAAGGTGTTATCTAGGTTTTTTGCGATTTGGCCTTGCAGGCTTAAAAAGCCAGCAGCCATCGCTGGAATGATTGAGTAGTCGCCTGATTGCATTATTCAGTCTCCAGTTCGTTAATAATTTGTTGCACGTCTAAGATGCTGTAGCCGATCTTGAAGATTCGTGCGGTTGGGTTGATCTCTCTTTTTAACTGGTGTCGCTGAGCTTCCTCTGATGCTTCGACAACCCAAAAGTCTGGAAAGTTGCCGTCTGCCGATTCTTCTTCGGTCAGGTTGCGATCAAAGTTGTACTGGTAAGCGCCTTCTATTAGGCCTTTCAAGTGATTAATCACGGTTGATTTTTCGCTTGGCTCGGTTGCCGCCATGCTTATCGCAGCATCAAAGTCCGCGCGAGTTTGTAGGGTTTTTGGTGTCCGGATCATCTCTCACTCCTATAGTTTTTGGATGGCTGCGACGACTTGGTCGACCAGCAAGGTTTTGTGGGTTTGATTTAATGGGTTGTTTTCATCAATCGCTTGTTTGGTTTTGAGCGGGGTCATTGAGGTAAAGTCGTCGAGACCTTCTTGCGCCATTTCTGTGGTCGAAATCTTCATGACGCCAAACAGGTCTTCGCGCGCTTGAGGGTTTGAAAAACTAGCTGTGTTGAACTCGATCATCTGTGTGGATAATGAGGTCAGAGTGATGTCAATCGACATCATGAAAGCTTGATTGGCTACCTTGCTGATAAAGTCAGCCGGTGCAGCACAAACGGCAAACAATGTGCCTGAGTTGGTATAAATGCCGAACTCCGAAGCCGTGTAGGCATCTGAGCTGCTGTCAGAAATGGTCAAGTGGATCGTCGCGGCGTCGACATTGTCACCCGCAACTGCTTGGACGCGCTTAAATTCATCAACGAGTGCAGTTTGATTGTTCGGTTCATCCGGAGTGTACTTGCCTAGCCCAAGTCCAAACTCGGTTAAAACAACTGGATTGGTGCCGGTGTTTTGAGCGTTGATCAGCTCTTGACGCCCGGCGGTGGTGATGTGGATATTAATTTCCATGTTATGCCTCCGTTAAGGTCATTCGGTTAAATGTCATTTTCTTGTATGCGTTGGTAAAGCCAATGCCAGTTTTCCATGTGGGCTGGTCCGCTTGAGCGCGTCTAAAGTTGAGGGTTTTAAAGTTGGCTGTTATTCCAACGGATTGCGGGAAAGTCCAATTTAGGGCGGTGTGGGCTAGTCGATGGCTTTCAGCTCGAATGAGCGGGTCCAGTAAATTTTGCAGCTTATTTATAAAAACTCGAATGACATTAGGCTCAAGTGGTGAGTCTGTGACCGTCGCGTCGGCAAGGGCGTTGTCAAAAATCTGCTGGAAGTCTGCAATTTTCCAGCCCAGTGTGGCCGCTTCGTTTTGCTCGATTAACTGATTGCTAATATCAAGGTGCGTAGCCATCATTTCAGCCGCAATGCCATCAAGCAAGCGGTCAAGGTCTTGTGATTCGTCTACTTTCCAATATTCGCCTGGCGGCAGTAGTTTTTCCAGCGCTGATTTAAAGTCTTTTTCGGTTAGCTCCATGTGACGCCTCCGGGTGTAATCACTTCATTGCTTGCTGGTGTTAATGATTGGGTTGGTGACACTAAGCTGAAATCGGTTGTTATGGGTGTGATTGTGACCACGATTTCGCCCGGCGTGATCGCTTCACGGTCGCCCATTCTTGAAATGATGTAGCTTTCAATCGCTTGCTCGATTTGAGTGCGGGTTTGTGCATCAGTTACGCCTGAAATCTCGACTGCTAAGGGTATTTGGCTTGGCGATAGAACGATTGGGTGGCAACCGCCGGGGCGCTGACTATCGATGTAGTCTTCAGCGGTTTGAATAATAGCTGCTTCAATGGTTGGGTCGGCCTCAGCCTTTCCGATGTAAGTCGTTACAAAGCCGATTTCTGGCGTGTTGTCCAGCGCCCAAGCAAAGCCGATGTCAGGGTGACTTGCTTGCGCCCAGATCTTGTAATCTTCAGCGCGTCCCACCACTTGAGTTTCTCGCCAAGCCAGCACAACGCGAGAGCGCCAGCGCTCAAGTTCTTCGATGTCTGAGCCGCCAGTTATTTCGTTGGTTGTTATTTCGTCTGGATTTAACCCAGTAACAGCGGTCGACATTGTGAGTTCAATGCCAGCTGGTTGGTTAAAGTTTTCGCCAGCTTCCATTGATCTAATCGGGACTGGCAGGTCTGCCGAAGTTGCTGCTGTGACCTCGTACTCGTTGTCATTGCTGTCTTTTAAAATTAACCCTGACGGCACGATTGTGCCGAGTGCTGCGCCTAAAAAATTAACCGTGCCAGTGGCAAGCTGGGCGTCAAGCCGAGGGGTTTCAAAACGATTAGCCCAAATATAAAGCCATTCTTCTTCGGCGGTTTCTGGGTTAAGCTGGCGAAAAAGATAGTCGGAGTAACCATAGACACCGTAGTTTCCACCGCCAATCGCCGCAGCGACTGCGTCAATGGCTGGGTTGGACACTCTCAGTTTGGTTGTTATGGTGGTTTTGGCGCGCTGGATTAGCGTCTCAAGGCTTGGTTTATTCACAGTGTAATCTCCAATGTCTGGTCGTCTTTTAGCGTGATGGTGATTAGGCGATTGAGGCGTTGGTCTTTGTATTCGCCTATCACTTCAATGTTTTTTACATGGCCTTCATCTTTTAGCCATTCGAGTGATTTTCGCGTATATCTCAAAACACGATTTAGCGTGTCTTGAGTGAGTTTTTCGCGCTTAAGTGTCCAGTCTCGACAGCCGACGGCTTTTAAATAATCGCGGCCCCACCATCCCTGTTTACTTTCGTCCGGATCAAGGCGGTCGTTTAATTCTGCGCGCTCATGATTTAATAGGCTTTGCATTACAGCTGCTTTAATTCCTGTAGCAGTTTCGATGCTGTTGCTTAGGTGGTTTAGTTGAAAGGTCATGATACTTGGTAGCTCCCTGCGCTAGATCCGCCAGCCACTACGACCTCTGCGTTTGATGTAATCTCATCAACTACCGCTTTGGCGATCGCTTCGGCCATTTGTTGTGTTTTAGCAAACTCATTGCCTGTATCAAATCCTTGGGCTTGCAGTTCCGCTACAATTTTAGTTTTTAAGCTGCTGTCACTTAATGCCATGGCTATTTCCCTGCGTTAACGGTTGCTGAGCAATCTGAATGAGGTGCGCCGGTGTAAGCGCAAATGTGGGCGCCAGTCACTACGCCTGATCCGTCATTTAAGTTTATTGTTGCAGCAGTCACGTCGACATTTCCGTTTGCCGCAACCTTTGCAGACTCGCAATCGACGTTCACTAGGCCTGGTGACTTTATGTCGATTCCAGACGCGGTGAAGTGTATAAGATTGCCTTTGTCGTCAAGCATGGCGACTTCACCGGGCGCAAGTTCGATCTCGTGACGCTCGTCTTCAATGCAAACAGCAATGCCGCGTGACGTATCCCCGCCAACAAAAAGCGTGTATGCGCGGCTTTCTGGTAGCGCGTGACTCATGAAACCGTAGTTGTGTGGGCGCTTGATGCGGTCATTGGTGATGCCGGTCGCCAGCTTAAGTTGCACAATCTTGGCGGTGGATCTCGTCACAATGCCTGTTCCAAATAAGAGTTTTATCCGCTGTATGACACTCTCAATACTCATCAACAAATTCCTCTTTGAAGGGTCTAAAAAGCTCAAAGCGTGTTTCTTCTTGAGAGGCGTTAGCTGTCAGGCTGATTGACTTTACGAGTAATGTCTCAGTCAAGAGTTTTGACTTGAACTCGATGTTTTTATTTATGGTTTTGCCTGTTAGTTCTTGATGTAGGCCTGGAACGGTGCCGCGCACAGTCAGTCCTTTCGCTATCGCTAAGTCGCGTTCGAATTCTGCGCGCAACCGGCAGCTTTCCTCGCTTTGGAGTTTGTCAGCGATAATCACTTTCTTTCTGCAGGTGTTAGCTGGTGCATAAGTCACAATTGCTTCAGCGCCATCCCATGCGCCTTGAACTTCATAGTGATAAAACTGAGCGCTCCAATTTCGTTCGATTGATAGGTCTTTGACATTCAAACCCTCTTCAAGTCGAATATTTTTCATGCTGAACTCACCAGGTCTTTCGATTGTAAGTGTGCCAAGGTCGTCAATAATGGTGAGGTTTTGCTGTTTGGCTATAGTCGCCAAGCTGTTGACTGGTGATTCACCATTTATCATGAATTCAAATATTTCGGGCATTTCGCCCGTGAAGTTATTTTTTACTGATAGTCCAAAGTCTGTAACCACGGACTTAAGCAGTTGTTCAAAATTTTGATTGTAAACAGCGTCCATCTTTATCCGACTATCAATCAAGTTTGCTGACATTGAGCGGCCAAACACGCGCATGTCGCTTTTGGATGCTGATGTGTTGATACTGGTGCCGTCGGCCTGCCCTTCAAAAATCTTGATGCGGCCTAGAAAAGCTTCAACTTGCAGCGGCTTGGTTATCTTTAAATAAGGCATGGTCAGGTCAAAGGTGTGAGCAAGTTGATCAATTGAAAAATTGACAGTCGCGGCGCTAAAGTCGACCGGCTGGCCGCTTATCTCAAATCTCAAATTATTCACGGGGAACCCTCACTTTTCCGGCAATGAATAGTGGGTGATTAATGGCGTTCATTCCCTCGAACTCGGTTAACGTGCATTCGCTCATATAGGCAAGGCAAATACTGGGTGTTGGCGAGTAAATGTCGAGTCTATTAAGGTTTAGCTCAGCTGATTCAATCTTGGTTACTTGGTTGGCGATTTCAGTGTTTAGCTCGCAAAGCGCGTCAAATAGGGCGAGGCTTTCAAAGCTGGATTCTCCAGATGCCTCAGACATTCTTTCGTTAACTGATGTTTGTATCTGAGATGCTTCAAGTTTTACTTGATCGATGTTTGATGCCTGGTCGCTTAATTCGGTCGCAGTTTCAGATGACGACGCGATTTCTATCGCCTCGGATAGCTGAATGCTAGTCATGGTCGACTGCATGCGGATGTGCTGCACTTCCGATGTTGATTCTGTCTCGCGCGCTTGATTTAAGGCGTAAGACTTTGGGTTTGTAAGGCTATTGGCTGAGTCGGGCAGGGCCTTAATTTGACTCACTAAACTTTGGGAAATGGCTTGTATTTGCTTGGCGAAACTTGCGGGCGCATTGGCAATCGAGCTTATCGCAGCAAAGCCATCGTTGATCTGGCGGTGCAAAGCGGCAAGGGCGACACCCGGGCGCTGTGCTTGATTAGCGATTCTTCTTAAGCCGCCAAGCATGGTTGTGAAGTTATTTTGAATGCTCACAATCTTATCCGGACTGGCAGCAGCAACTTCTTTTTCAAACTGGTTGATTGATGCATCCAGCACCGGGCCTGTGAGGTTTGTGGCTTTTAACTTGCTCAGCGGCGGGATCGAAATGGCGCGACCGGTTAATACAAAGTCGCACGTAAGGACGACCAAACCTTTTCGGGTCGATATCGACTCACTACTCTTTTCGTAAGTAAGCTCCAGTTCACCATAATAGGGGTGCTCAAGGTATCCGGCTGGATTCGATTCAAGTTCATCAACAAAATCAGCTTTTTGGGTTAAGGCTTTCGGGCCGACAAACACAATCTCAATCTTATAGGTTCCGGCCTTGTCGCCCATTACTTTTGTGTAGGGCGTTTGCGCGTAAGGCATCTCATCAATTTGCAGACGTTTACCTTTCTCGCGATCCGTTTTTAGGATGTTTATCTCTACGCCATTCCAGCGAGCGACATCAAATTCTTTATCCCACATGGTCAGCCCCTATGCATGAAAAAGCATTATTTTCAAAACACAAAACGAACAATGGGCACATGCGAGAGAGGGCGCTCACTTCCTCCTCCACACTAAAAGAGTGCTCAAAAGGTGCGAAGGTGCTTTTTGTTCTTTTTTTTGCTGGGGTTTGGATGCTCATTAGGCGCAATCCCCTGAATAATCGGACAACAAATCCATTTGATTTGGGTCTTTGCATAATTCGGGCTGCTTCACTGGGTCGGGTGGTTCAGATCCTTGAGATGGGGATTTGATTATTTCCTGAAAAGTCAGGTGACCCTTGAAGGTGGTTGAGCAATTAATATTTTTGCACTGGCAGTAAAGCACGCGCGTATTTTCAGTGTATTGCTCAGAGGCAACAATAATTGATTTACTTTGACAGGTCGGGCAACGAACAAGCATGACTAACTCCGTTAAACGTGGTTAATCACACAACTTGGGCTACGAGTTTTATTCTCGATGTGTGAGCTTTTCACCTGTGTTTTTTCAGGTCAAAAAGTTTTAAGGGGTGTAAATTTAAAAGTCTAACATTGCTTAATTTACAGGTCTAATTTTATCACAACTCATTGAAATATATATAAATATTAACGTTTTTAAAAGTATAACAATTAGCTAACATTTCCATAACAAGAATATAACAATGTTATCTTTTAAAAGTATAACATTTCACGCTTATTAACCCATTGATATATAAAGACTTTTTCAAAAAGTCTAACATTATGTTATTAAATGTTATACTTTTTTATCACGTCAAAAATGCTTTAAAAACATAGGGTTACAGTTTATTTTTGGCGAAATGTTAGCTTGTTATACTTTCCCCGGTACCCATCATTTTTAAACAGATTCTTCAATCCCTTTGTAGGGGATAAGCTCCACAACCTTTGAGCCTACCCATTGGTTAATGCCTTCAATTTGTTGAATGATCGGCTTCACCTCATTTTTGTAAAAAATGCGGTCGACTTTATTCAGATCACCAACAGAGCTAAACCCTTCACGCATGACGCTCATTAAATCCAGCGGAATTCGGTGAGCGCTCAAGATGTCACCGGATGTGACATTCTTCATGCTGGCAAACTCATCCTTAGCACTCAGTTGACCAACCGGTATTAGCTCAGGCTTTTCTTTATCCTTACCCTTACCGTTAACAAACATATTTTTGAAATTTCCCAAACCTTTAGCTGAGTTTAGCGCGGTCTTAATAGATTCTTCTTGAGCGTCAGTTAAGTTGGGATTATTCATGTACAACAGAAAGCCTGAATGAGCGCCATTTAGATAGTATTTTCTACGGAAGAGCGTCGCATCCTCATTCAACCAGATTGAACTGAGCGCGGCGAAATATTGTGGAACACCGTAAATCTCCTGAGTGACATCGTATTCCATTAGGTGAAAAACGCTGTCTTGCTTATAGTCGATTTCTTGACTCATGGTCCGGTAACAATAAAGCCCGACCTCTTCACGTCTACGCATATAAAGTGCTGGCAAGTGTTTCAACTTCACAACCCGACCAAGACCATTTTTTACTTTTAAAAGATAGCCATTTCCAAACACGCCAAGGTCAAGCAAAAACCGATTGAACTCGTCGCGACTAATCAGATCCGAAAGCTTAACGGACGCCCCGACCAAATTCCGTTTGGCATAAATGGCCGAACTGTGCAGCGAGTTTGCGCGCAAAGATTTAGCCAGGCCTGGTAGCGAAATTGGCGGCTCATATACGCCATCAATTAAAGCGCTTTCAGCGTAATCAAATATTTCGCCCTTCATTACTGATTCTGGCTCACCAAACGTGATAAACATAAAAACTCCTATCCTATTGAGACTGTCGGGGTCACTTCCTCATGAATGTTGACCCCTTCAAGTGAAAGTAAATGCATAATCGCAAAAGCTAAATCAGCGTGCGAACTGTCTTTTGAGCGTCGCGCTACGAAAGTGACTTGCCCGCTTTTCGGTGTAAGTGCGCGCTTAATCATTAAAAAAGAATGGACAACATCATCCCAACCACCATCAAATTGCAAACGCCCACCCTGAATGACCTCGCGGGCTTTATAGACCATCGTATTTTTAGTGTTCACCGAGTAAACAATTCGCGTCAATCTAGGGAAAAAGGCCTCAACCAATTCAGCGGTTGGTGCGCCGATCCCTGTTGTGTCCATAGCGATTTCGGTCACGTTATACCGCTCAGTCAGGCGTCGAATCTCTTCTGCCTGCCCCTCGTAAGACATGCCGTTTAATCGTAATTTTTCGATTAACCGGAAAGGCGCACCCGCACGCTTGGGTGGCAAGCCAACCACAACGGCGGCATCATCATCCCCACCCGAAGGGTCATATCCCACCCAAACAGGGTTTTGACCAACAGGCCTAACCGACTGAAGACTCACATCGCCCCAGTCGCCCGATTCCACCTTGCAAGCCATAAGCTGCTTAATCGCAAAAACTGAGCTCGTATCGTCGAGGAAAACACAGCGTAATAGATTGTTAAAAACTTCTTTGTCAGGGTATTTGATGCGCAACTTGTTAAGGTCAAAGAAATCAGCGCCACCTTCAATCGCATCATCAACGGTAATCATTTGACGATAAATTAAGTCAGGGCCTAAAGCGCCATCCTTCAACGCTTTATGACTAACATCAATGCGATCAGACTTATTGCCAGACCACTTCGGGTAAGCTTCGTGAGCGGTGGATGAAGGCGTGGATAGATAAGTTGTTCGCCACTTGTCATGCATAGCCATGCCGCCGGCCAACTTATCAAGCTCTGCAAACTTAGGAATCCAAAAAACCTCGTCGACATATAGGTGACCATGAAAGCCCTGAGCCGTTCGAGAGTTTGTCGAAAGAAAGTAAAGCGTCGCGCCATTGCTCAGCTGGATCTCGTCCTTACCCTTTAGGTCGACCTCACCAATCTCAGCGGCAAACATGCGGATATAGTTTTTGAAAATCTCAGACTGTTTTTTTGAAGCCGACAAAAACACCTGATTGTCGCCAGTAAGCACCGCGTCCTCAAACGCCTCGAACGCAAAATAATAGGTCAACCCAATCTGACGCGACTTGAGATAAAACCGCATCCAATTAAGGTCAGGGTCATTCTTAACATCACGGCATTTAAGTTGGTACGCAAAGAAAGTTTTTCGAGCAAGCTCATCAAGCATCTCAGCCGTTATTTTCGACACATCATTCTTAGACTTGGAAGTAGGTCGACCGCGATTCGTGCCGTCCTTTGCCTTGTTGTTCTTAGTTTTTGGGTCGCCAAAAGTATGTTTTAAAAGTACATCCAGCTCACTAAGCTGACGCTCAGTTTTTTCATCAACCCACATTAAATAAGCAAGGCGCTGACGCAGAACCAGATCGGGCGGGGAATCATCCCGCAACGCCTTCCAGTTGTACTTTGCAACCCAAGATTGCACTGACCGGTCAGTCACGCCTACCTTTTCCGCTATCTCAGACGGCTTTAATTGGCGCAAAAACAGGCCTAAAGCCTTTGTCTGCTTCGGTGTGTACAAGATGTTTTCATTAAGTTCTTCGCTCATGGGTAAATTATGACTAAAAACTTAAACTTATTCTCTGCTTGCCTTTTTAAGTTATTGATTTAAAAAGCGTTTGTGTTTCAAAGCTTTAGCAAAAAACCGATACTAAACTCACACGAACAAACAACACCAAAAGAAGGCGAGAAAAATGTTTAAAACCGACTGGATCTGCATCTTAACCTCTGGCCACACAGTTGATGGCCGTCAAGTTTCCGCGGAAGTGATTCAGCAAATCGCTGATACATACAGCCCCGACGTATATAACGCCCGTATTAATGTTGAACACAGCCCATACGGAATGAAGCTTGGCTCAGTAATCGCGGTAAAAGCTGAAAAGGACGGCGACAAATTAAAACTTTACGCCCAACTTAAGCCAAATGACTACTTCCTTTACTTGGTTCAAAACGGCCAAAAGCTGCACACCTCATGTGAGATTGTCGAAGATTTTGCCAAAACCGGAAAGGCTTACTTAACCGCCCTCGCGGTCACCGATTCACCAGCGAGCCTTGGCACGACAGAAATGCACTTATCAGTCGAAGGTCAAACGCCTTCAGCTTATTCAACCCAAGAAGTGATCGAGCCACAAAAACCCACCCTTAACCCACTGAGAAACCTGTTCAACAAAGAGGATGATTCCATGGATCAAAAAGCAACGCTTGAATTGTTGTCACAAATTGTGGCCACTCAAGGCGAAACTAACCAGGCCTTAAAAACCCTATCAGAAAACTTATCAACCATTTCAGCACCTAAAGGCGACACACCAGCTGACCCCGTGACCGAAACCGAGCCAGAAGAAGGCAAAACTGAACTGGCTTCTCTAAAAGCTCAAGTTAAAGAGCTATCAACTAATCTTGAATCAACCAACGCCACAATTAATGAGTTAACCCAAAAACTTGCAAGCCAAACGGACGAACCCGACCGTAAACAAGCTGACGGCGCTGACTTGAATCTTGACGAAGTTTTATAACTAATTAAAAGCAACAAAAGGAAAAGCCATGCAAAACGAAACTCAAGCGCTGTTAGCACAGCTAGAAGCGGATACCGCCGCGCAATACGGCGCATCAAGCGTCGCTAAAAAATTCAATGTCACACCTGAAAAAGCCCAGCGTATCGTTGCCGCAACCAAAGAAGAAATCTCATTCCTTGACCGCATCAACGTCACCACAGTGGTCGAACAACAAGGTGAAGTATTAGGTTTAAATGCGACTGGCTTAATCGCCAAACGCACAAATACCTCAACCACTGACCGCTCACCGAATGAAGTGCATTCAATGACGCAGAACAGCTACTTGTGTTCAAAAGTAGAGTTCGACACTGCAATCAAGTATGCAACGCTTGACGCCTGGGCTCGCAAACCAAACTTCCGCAGCTTGGTGCAGCAACAAACGCGTCGCCAAATCGCCCTAAACCAAATCATGATCGGATTCCACGGTGCAAGCGTCGCTGCGGTAACTGACCCAGACGCAAACCCACAAGGTCAAGACGTAGCCGAAGGCTGGTTGAAAAAACTACAGCTTCGCGCGCCTGAGCAATACATGACCGAAGGCGACACAGCGGGCGAAATCCGCATTGGTGCAGGTGGTGACTTTTCAAACTTGGACGTAGCTGTTGCCTCAGTGGTCAGCATGATCCCATCTGAATTTAAAGGTGGCGGCGACCTTGTTGCGATCATCGGTTCAGAGTTATTGTCGACTGAAAAAGTTAAGTTCTACGATGCAAATGCCACAACGCCAACCGAAAAATCCCGCGTTGAAGACAAACAAGTCATCGGCACCTATGGCGGCTTGCCAGCGTTTGAAGTGCCACACTTCCCAGCGCGCGGAATTCTTGTAACCAGCTTCGACAACTTGTCGATCTACATTCAAGAATCATCAATCCGCCGCCAGATGATCGACAACCCAAAACGCGACCAGTACGAAAACTTCTACTCAATGAACATGGACTATGTTCTCGAAGAAGTTTCGAAGGTCGCCGCTGTTCACGCAGCAAACGTAAAGCTGCCGGATGTGGACGCCTTGGGTGATCCAATCTGGGCATAACCGAGCAACATCTCCACAGGCGGTGACCGGTTATTAAGTCAAGCCATGCTTAGCACTTAATATCTCCAGTCACTTAGCCTGTTCTAACAAAAGGGATAAAGGTATGAACGATCCGTTTATCGGCAACAAAAACGAGATTTACGCAGGTGAACTGCCTGCAACTAGCTTTTATCCCGCCCTTAAATTTTCTGACTTCCAAGATGTTTTTGGATTTTTGGCAACCCAGTCAGAAAAAGCGATTGAAATGCAAATGACAATCGACAGAGCCGCCGTGCATTCACAGTTGAAAAACTTGGTTGTGAATCACCCTAATTTAGAAAGCTATTCTCAAGTAAGTTTTGAGGATAGCACCACCGCAGAAGTTTTTTATAAAAACGCGGTATTCAGCTTAACCGCTGCAAACTTAATTGGAAAAATCATGGCTACTGACGGCACAAAAAATGCCGCAGACCGACAAGCAGCTCTAACTGAAAAGGAAGGCCACCTGCTCAGCCAGTATCGCCAAGCGATCGACACTTTGACCGGTGAAAGCTCCGGTTACACGATGGAGCTTATTTAATGCGATACCTTCAAGAGCTGACAGCCTACTTAGTTAAAAACGCATTCTTAAAAGAAAAATTTGAATCATGGGCTGAGGATGGCGAGATTATTTATGGATCTCACCAGGTAATTCAAGGGTACGAAGTCAAATACACCGCTAACTTTGAAGCATTAAACGTTCAAGTTTTGCCCAGTATTTTTTTTGGCCTAGTTACCTCTTGGCTGTCACAGCACAACCCAAACCGAGATCAAGAAGGGCTTGAAAGCCCTAAGTTTTTTATTCAAGAGCGGCTAGGTTCAGGCCGTTTTGATTTGGGATTAAAGCTCGACTTCATTGAAAAGTATGAGTACACGCCATCAGAAGACGGTCAATTTATTATCAATGGCCAGCGCGTGGACCCGATCAGTGACTACCAAGAACCATTTAACAAGGATGCAGCAGAGGAGCTGCTTATTTTTGACAGTCACAGCCAAGACAGCGGACTAAAAAATGAGTGATAACTTCTACCCACTGGACACACCAGAATCCGTCGCCAACTTACTGAGAAGTATGCAGCTCAGCAAAAAGGAAAGCCTATCACTCAACCGTGACTTGGCGAACCTTGCCCGTCGACATTTTCGCCAACAGATTAGAAGCCAAAGAAATGCGCATGATGGTACGTCTTACGCACCTAGATCAAAAAGATCTCCGAGATCAGGAAACATGTTTACCGGTTTATCGAGATCCTTAAAGACACAGATAACACCAGAATCCTTTGCGGTTGGCTTAACAGGCGTGCCAGGCATTGTTGCCAAAAAGCACCAAGAGGGCGAAAACATTGGCTATGGCTACCGGGTAAAAGGCTGGTTCAACACTCAAACAAATAAATGGGAAGGCGGCACCAAAAAACGCGGTGCCTACAAGCTACCGCAAAGGGTAACCATCGCTTGGTCACCCGAGTTAACAAGAGAAGTAATGACAACAATTCTTCAAAAAATGGAGCCTCAAAAATGAAGCAAATGTTCAAAATCAAACCAGCACAAGCAAGCCTGAAAGTGCTGGACCCAGACACCAAAGAGCCGCTTAAAAAAAGCGGTGAAGTGAAAGAAAAAAACGAATACTGGATCCGTCGGACTTTGGATGGCTCGGTGGTCGTAGTAACTGAAACCGAAAAGAAGGAGTGATCTAAATGTCATCGATCAGTTTTAACGAAGTCCCAGCGAACGTCCGCGTTCCGGGCGTCTACATTGAAATAGACAACTCACTGGCCAACAACGCAGAAGACCTTCAGCGCGTGTTGATCATTGGCTCATCCGACGGTGGCGACACGGCTGACAACTTAGTCACCTTAACCCCAACACCCGAAACCGCTGCCGATCGCTTCGGTGAAAACAGCCAAATTCACAAAATGGTCAAAATGTTTTATGAGCAAGAAAAAGCTTTGCCCATTTACGCTGTTTCAACGCCAGCACTCGCGCCAGACATATCCACCGCGCTTGCTGCGTGTGGTGATACCCAGTATCACTACATTGCCTCAGCGTTCAATGATGATGTATCTGTTAACGCGCTTGATCAGTTTCTTGACAACCGCTATCAGGCATTACAACAAATACCAGGCCTGGCATTCGTCGCTAAAAAAGACACGCACGCCAACCTAGTCACCTTTGGAATGGGCTTTAACTCGCCCTTTATTTCAGTTTTGCCGGTTAATACGCTTAACGATTTAACCAAGACGGAACTGACTGAGCCGGAACTAGCCGCCGCGCACGCAGGCCGAATCGCGGGAAGTCTAGCGATTGACCCAGCGCGCCCACTCCAAACGCTTGACCTAAAAGCGGTTTATACCGGTGCCGATATTGAATGGGGATTTACAGAGCGTAACCTTTTCTTATACTCAGGTATTTCGACTTATCGCACCAATAATGCCGGTCAAGTTTTCATTGAGCGCCCAATCACGCTTTACAAAGAAAACGCAGCGGGTGCAGCTGATGACAGCTACCTAGACGTAACTGTGCCAGCCACAGCCATGTTCTACCGAGCACAGCAGCGCAATCGCATTTTAAGCAAGTTTGGCCGCCACAAGTTAGCCGCTGACGGCACACGCTTCGCCCCAGGCCAAGCCGTGGTGACGCCAAGCATTATTAAGGCTGAGTTAATGGCCTTGTATACCGAGCTTGAATACCGTGCAATCGTGCAGGACTTTGATGGCTACAAAGAATCACTAATCGTGGGTCTTGATCCATCAAACCCAAGCCGAATTAATGTGCAAGATTCGCCCAAGTTTGTAAACGGCATGATCATTTACGCGGGCAAAATTCAGTTTCGTAAGTAATTAACGCCCCGAAAGGGGCAGGGAGATAAAAATGATTATTACATCACGCGGTTGGTTAGACGCTGGATCACTAGGCCGCTTACCGACAGAAAAGGGCGGACAAATCGGCTTTGGCAACATGAAGCGCGACGCTGTAATTGGTGGGGAAGGCGTTATCGGCTTCACCGAAGAGTTAGAAGGCGCACCGTACATCAAGGTCACCGTTATTGACTCTACCGAAGTCGACAAGCAAAAGCTTAAGAACTTCATGGGCGAAACCCTGGTTTACAACACAAACAACGGACAACAGTTTGTTTTGACAGGTGCCTGGGTAGGGAACGCAATAGAGTTAAATGTTGATGATGGAAAGATCGCCCTTGAATTCTATGGCACTGAACTCGTTTAATCCGAACTCGAAAAAAGGAAGCACCTCATGAATCCAGCACTAAAGTTTAAACAAAAAATGCTGAAACAGCAGGCCGAAAAACGCCCAGACGTGACCGAAGCCCCCGCGCCAGTCACAACTGAGAGCCTTGAGACCCGCCAAAGCTTAGCCGTTGACTTGCAAACCCTAAAAGCGCTTAACGGTGACGAAGAGCGCTTACCACTAAAAGAAGAGCTGATCGAAAAATACCGTCGACAAGCCGAAGAACTAATGGGCAAGCACAAAAACTGGGCGCGCCTAGAAGTTGTCTTTTGGTGGTTAATGTGGCGTTTAGACGTAGAAGGCTTTGAAGCGGTAAATCAAGACATGATTGCCGGTATCGAATGCGGCTTAACAACCCCACAGTCATTTAATCGCGATTGGCAAACCATTTACCTTGACCAAGTCAACGACTACACCGCCAACGCCTTAACAGCAGGCGACAAGTTTGATGACAGCATTATCACCAACGCAATAAAAATGATTCAATCGGGCGATGTAGCCACCAACATCCCGCTAAAAGCAAAGCTGTTTGCCAACCACGGCAAAACCTCCATGCTTTTAAACGATGTCGAAACCGCTGTAAAAAGTTTCAAATCAGCTTTAGCACTCGATGCGAAAGTAGGCGTCAAAAAACTACTGACCGAAGCAGAAAAAGGACTCGAAAATGAGTGATAAAACCACAAACATCGAACTCGCTATCCCGATCGAAAAAGAAGGCAGTGAACCAATCACCCATGTTGAGCTTCGCAAACCTTACGCGGGAGAGTTACGCGGCTTATCGTTTACCAAAGTTTTAGAAATGGACTTTGACACCATGGCCACCCTAATCCCTCGGATCAGCGACCTTAAGCCTCGCGACCTGATAAACCTTGAGCCGGAAAACATCACGCCATTATTTGTAGGTGTGGCGGGTTTTTTCGTGATCACCGACACCAAGTCCCAGATCGAGTAGAAGAACTCTATGCAGACCTGGCTGTCGTGTTTCACTGGCCGCCATCGGAAATAGACAAACTCACACTTAATGAGCTTTTCCTTTTCCGAGAGGAGGCCAGAAAGCGAAATGAGCAAGATAAATAGGGGCTAATCGCCCCTTTTTTGCATAAAAGGAAAAACGTCATGAAAATGAACTTATCAGTGGTGATGGAAACGGTCGACAAAATGACCGCGCCTCTAAAAAACATCAACGCCAACCAGGACCACTTCACAAAAAAAATTGAAGCCGCCAAACAAAGCCTAAAAGACAACACCGGCACCTTGGCACAAGTTCAAGCACTCCAAAAACTGCAACAGCAAAACCAATCAACCGAAGCCGCCATGCGAACCCAGCAAGAACGCATCGAAAAGCTAAGCCAAACCCAAAAAAACAATGGAAAATTGACAGCTGCACAAGAGCAACAGCTTCTTTCAGCGCGTCAAAAATTAGGCCAACTCACTGACCAGCAAAAAAAACAAACCCAAGAGACAGATAAGCTTAGCCGCTCATTAAAAAGCTCAGGCGTTAACACCAAGAACTTAACAAAAGAATCTGAGAGACTGGGCCGCGACTATACCAAAAAAGAAAAACAACTCACGCAACTCACCAGCCGATTCGAACGCCTAAGAAAAGCCAGCGCCTGGTCAGCAAAAGCACACGGCATGATCCGCTTACCCACAATGGGCCAGTTAAAGGGTGCAGCTATTGGCGTGGCGGGACTAGGCGCAACCGTTGCGGGTTATTTCGGCATTGTCAGCAATCAAGCCGGCACAATGGACGCCCTTCAAAAATCGGCCGACTCGCTAAACATGCCAATATCAGAACTGCAAGCCTTGCAATCACAGGCCAAGCATGCAGGCATGGATGCCGATAAAACAACCGAATCCATGAACGAGCTAGCCAAACAACTTGGCGAACTTCAAACAATGGACTCGGGCAAAATGGCCGGTTTCCTAAAAGGCACACGCAACCCACTATACAAAGAGTTGAAAGACGCCAAGTCGACAGACGAGGCTTATCAAAAAATACTAGCCGCGTTTGGCGAATTAAAATCTGGCCAAGAAGAGATGGCCTTCGCGGATGCGGTATTTGGCGGCAACGGAAAAGAGATGCTGCTAATGCTAAGGCAGGGCACAGAAGGATTAACCGAGGCTAGAAAAGAATTTAATGAGCTAGGCGGCGGCGTATCTGAAAAAGACGCCCGATCCGCTGAAGCCTTCAACGACTCATGGCAAAAAATACAAGAGATATTCACCTCAATTAAGGCCGCCGCTATGGCGCCAGTCATGGAAGAGTTAACAAAAATTTTCACTAAGTTCACTGAAGAATTTAAATCGCTTGAAGGGCGAGAAGAAACGATTAAACAAGCAAAAGCCGCGTTTATGGGGCTTTTCAATGGCTTAAAAACTGGTTTAAATATTTTGCGCGCCCTAATTAACTACTTCCCCGAGATAGTGGCCGGGCTACTCCTGCTTAAAATCGGATTCTTCGCTCTTAACGCGGTAATGATGGCGAACCCAGTGGGTTGGGTCGTTGCAGGCATAGCTGCATTCGTTACAATCTTAACTTATGCCTACACTCGCTCAGAAACCTTCCGAGAAATCCTAGGCACAGTTTGGAAATATATGACCATGCTCGGCAAAGGCATGCTGGCCGTTGGTGCGCAAATCGGTTCAGCGTTTACAAACATAGGCCGCGGGATAATCAGCGGACTGCTCACACCTGTTCGCGCTATATTCGCGCTACTCGGTAAGATACCAAAAAACTTCCTACCAGAAGGCATCGCCAACGGCATAGAAGCAGTTAACGCAAAAATGAGAGAGCTGGAAGGCGACACCAAAAACACCACCCAAACAAATCAAAGCAACAACAACCAGCAAGCCCAAGCGCAAACAGAAGGGGATTATTCCGCAATAAAAAACCCACAAACCCAAACGCGCACAGAGACATTGCTCAGAATTAAATCTGATCAACCAGTTGAGATCGAGCGGGTTAAAACAGACGGCAATGCCGACTTAAATATTGAGACAGGGGATATGATGCTGCCGGGGTTTTAGCGTGACCAAAACGTGACAACCAAGAGGCAAACCTTGCGTAAAACTGGCAATAACTGGCAAAATGTGCACGGAGCCAGTTGGTTAAATCGTTGTATTTAAAGGGTTTGCTAAAAGCAGCGTACCCTCATAATGATGGGGTCCCAGGTTCGAATCCCGGTGTAGCCACCATAATTCTAAAAAAGCCCGTCTTGTACGGGCTTTTTTATTGTCTTAAATAATGCATCAGTGTTACTTCAGGGTTTCCCATTTCATCTAGGAAATAATTAGAACGTCTAAACGTGTTTATGGTTTATGTTTTCTTAAATACGTAAACTATGAGCATACAACTATGCTCAAATTTAAACGTATAGCTGTTGCGGTACTATTTTTTCGACCTAGTCTTGGGTTTGAGCTTTTACATAACATTTTGAAATAAAAGCATCACAAATTAGCATTTGACCTAAGGTTGCAAGGCGCTTAAAAATAGTTTGTTTAAAACATAAAGAGGTAGTCGTGGTGAATATTCGTCAACTTTTTGATTCTGAAACTAGTTCATATTCCTATTTAATTTGGGATTCTAAAACATTGGAAGCGGCATTAATTGATTCGGTACTTGAGCAGGTTGATCGTGATATCAAGTTAATTGAAGAATTAGGATTGCAGCTCAAATACTTACTTGAAACTCATATACACGCGGATCATATAACCGGAGCGGGTCGTATAAGAAAAGCCCTTGGTGGGCAGTTAGTTGTGCATAAAAACGCAAATATTGACTGTGCGGATATTTTGGCAGAAGAAGGCGACCAGTTTTATTTAGGACAAGAGGTAATAAAGGTTTTACATACACCAGGTCATACTAATACGGATATTAGCTATGTTGTTGACCAAGCTGTTTTTACCGGTGATACCTTGTTTATACGAGATTGTGGGCGAACGGATTTTCAGTTGGGCGATAACCAAAAAATGTACGATTCGTTGAATAACAAGCTGTTTCAGTTACCTGAAAGTTTAGTGGTTTTTCCGGCTCATGATTACAAGGGATTTACCAGCTCGACGATTGGTGAAGAAAAACGGTTTAATCAAAGAGTTGGAGCGGGTAGGGGTCTGGAAGCGTTTACTGAAATAATGGACAACTTAAATCTGCCCCAGCCAAAACGTATTGATATTGCTGTTCCGGGAAACTTAAAGTGTGGTGAAGTCTAG